TAGCATACGAGTTAAATGAGGTTCCGGACGAAATCGAAGATTTACGATTTGCGGTACTAGATAATTCGGATCCCAGAACGCCAGATTATTTTTATATCCCTTTGATCTTTTTGGAAAGTTTTAACAGCCCTGCGTTGGTGTTACGCATTGGTGATAACGTAATTAAAATGCCAGTAGATTGGCATGTGTTAATAGGTGAACCCGACCTTGGCGATCTTGAAGTGGTCCCATTGACTAGTATCAATGATAGAGGATTTAGTGTATTTTGTTTTAACCCTATCACTAGTTTTAAACCTGAGTTTGCCAAGATAGAAATCGTGGATATCTATCAAGATGTAAAGTGGTACTTTCCCAAACTCAAGCCAGGCCAGTTATTGGCGGTGCCGCTAGAAACCGGAAAAGAACGACCATTGTGTGCATACTTTGTAAAAGATATTTCCAGACAAAGCGAGGTAGTTGATTATTCAAAATGTTGGTAACGGTATGAGTCAGTTGGAACCTGGTGCAACTTACATTTACGAACGAGCAGATGGTGTGACCTATGCTAGAAAGCTAGGAGCAGATCCAGAATCAAGAATTGCAATCGGGTGGGACAGCCAAGTGCAGGAAGATATAGATCGGTTCCGTAAAGATGTTCTTTGGACCAATATATTACGAGAAGCTGAACATAATCCTGCTTTACAAGACGCACTAGAACGTGCTAAAGTAATATACGAATTAAGTAAACAACAAGATACAATTTTTCATCATCCAGTATGAGCGACAAACTAAACATAGCCAACGAAATGCGAGCTTTTGATTCAAAAGATCGACAGTTTTATCGCGAACTAACAGATGAAGAACGTAAAAAGTTTAGTAACTTTCTTATGATTCGTTGGGGATCAAGTGTGCAAGGTAGCGCCGAACTACAACAATACTATTTGCTTTCGTGTAATGAAAATCTCAACAAACATTTTTTTGATCTAGCTCGTTATCCAGAATTACAATGGCTATCGGCTACAACTGTTAGCCCAGGCATGGGTGTATTCAGGCACGATTGGATCAAACAAAAGAAACGAGACAGCAGTAATAATAAAATTGTTAAATTTTTACGACAGGTGTATCCAGAATACAAACAAGACGAACTAGAGTTGTTGGCTCAAATCAACGATATCAATGATATAAAGCAACTGGCCAGAGAACATGGATGGGATGACAAACGAATCAAGTCAGAACTATAAGTGTAAATATTGTGATAAAGAATTTAGAAAAGAAAGTACACTAACAGCGCATCTGTGCGAACAAAAAAGACGCTGGCAACAGGAATCCGAAACAGGAGTACAGTTTGGACTTAGAGCATATTTACAATTCTATGAAACCACACAAGGTAGCGCACGTCTTAAAAGCTATCATGATTTCGTTGCAAGTCCGTACTACAATGCTTTTGTTCGGTTCGGCAGATACATGGTCGCTATTCGCTGTGTTAACAGCAACAGTTTTACAGAGTGGCTATTAAAAAATAACAAGAAATTAGACTATTGGTGTAAAGATAGTTTCTATGAGGAATGGCTACATGAATACGTTAAAAAGGAAGCAGTTCAAGATGCGCTCGAGCGTGCCCTCAAAACCATGGAAGAATACACCAATGGAGATAGTGGCCTTGCTACTTACAGCCATTATTTTAAGTACGGGAATCATAATAGGATTTGTCATCATATTACCACTGGCCGCATTAGTCCTTGGATTGTTTTTAATTGTGCTAGCGGCATTGAGTTTCTTGAGTGTCTGGATGAAGGGCTTTTGGCTATTATTATTCCTTGGATTGATCCTGATTATTGGAATCGTAAGTTCTCGGATTACGTAGCTGATGCAGAGTGGTGTAAACATGTTCTTAGCGAAGCTGGACTATGAAATTTAAGTCAGACATTGACATTGATGTAGCTGATAGAGATCAGGCACTTGCTGTTCTTGATCATACAGCAGCAAGTATCATTCGTGATGGCAAAATTGTTAAACACAACACCGGAGTGTATTTTACACCCGTTCCGGTAGATCCAGTTACTGGACGAGCAAGTTTAGACTACGAAGCGGCTGAAGAGCGTGGATACATTAAATTAGATATCCTTAATGTTGGGTTATATCAACAAGTAAAATCAGAGCAGCACTTACAACAGCTGATGCAGCAAGAACCTGCTTGGGACAAATTGTATGATCCAGAATTTTGTGCGCGGCTGATACATATAGGCGCACATTATAATACTCTAATTCGGATGCCTGAAGCAGTAAACAGTATCCCAAGATTGGCCATGTTCCTGGCTGTAATACGACCTGCAAAGCGACATTTGATTGGACGAACGTGGCAGGAGATTGCCGAAACTGTGTGGGAACGACCTACTGATGACAGCTATTATTTCAAGAAAAGTCACTCTGTGGGGTATGCACACCTGGTAGTAGTTAACATGAACCTACTTAGCCAAGCTTCCGAACAAGAGTAATTGATCGACGTTTGCTGCGTTTTGCAGCAATTTCTTTCAGGCTCACTTGCGGGCCAAATTTGATCTCCACATCCTTGCTGTTCATTGTTTTAACCACAGTTCTAAACGGTGTCCATTCTGCTTTTAGAAACACATTAATGGGTATCAATCTATTGCTTTCCCACCACCACATTTCGGCCAACTCTAAAAACTGTTGTTTTTGCTCTAGGGTTCTTAACGCACCATAATCGTATATTGTGGTAATTACTTCGTCTAGATTTTGTATTACGCCTATGTACTCGTTGCCACCGTAGATAAGGTAAGTCAAGAACGGATATTTTTTTAAAAGTTGCTGGTAATCGGGTTCGCCCATTTTTCAATAAATACAAGATAATGCAAATTCTAGCTTATTTATACCCAAATACAGTCACGGTCCAAATATGGGATCAGAGTATTTTCTCACCAAGGAACAGAGTCGTGTACAGTCGCCCTATCAAAATATATCAAGGTATTGATAATACCTTACAAGTTGTTGTGCTCAATCAGGATCAAAAACCAGTTAATTTGACTGGTTACAGTTTAGAAGCAGAAATTCAAGATTCATTGAATGAAATAACTGCTTACAGTTATGCAGTCACTTTTACTGATCAAGCCCGGGGGCGCGGAACTTTTACTGTTTTACAATCAGATGTAAACAGTCTAGATCAAAGATTATACAAACTGACACTAAAAACAATAGAAACTGCCACTGGCAGCGAACGTGTGATATATGTAGACGCCAATTGGACAGCGCCGATAGATTTAGAAGTGCTTCCTGCTTACTACGCCGATACCAGCCCGGCGCCTAATCTAAATGAGGTTGTTATTGATAGCGGACAATTACCATGACAGCAAATGTAAACGTAACAAAAGTTTTATTCAAAAGAGGCAATACTGTACAAAATGCAGCCTACACCGGCATCAATGGTGAAATTACTGTAGACACCCAAGCAAAAACTTTACGTATACATGATGGTGTAACTACCGGCGGTAATGTTATAGTGGCAGGCGGAGTAGTTGGATCGTATAGCAATACCAATGCAGCAGCATACATTCCAACAGATTCTACTATTACTGCAATACAATCAAATGTCACTGCTGCCAATGCAGCAATAATTGTGCTACAAAGCAATGCCTCAACACAACAAACACAGATCAATTTATTAAATGCCAATGTAACAGCAGCAAATGCATTGATACCAAATTTATTAGCAATATCTAGCAACATAATACCAAGCGCCAATGTGACCTATAGCCTAGGTAGCTCGACCCGCCAATGGAAAGATTTGTGGGTCAGTAACAACACAATTTATATTGGTAACGTTCCTATTACTGTCAGTAATGGGAATTTATTAGTCAATGGAAATTTAGTAACAGGCAGTGGCGGCAGTGGTACAGATGATGTATTGAGAGCCAATGTTGGTGCGTATCAAATCTTTGCTAATGCAAATGCGGCTACTCAGGCCACAAGTATTAATACATTTAACGCTAATCTAGGTGCATATCAAACGTTTGCTAATGCAAATGCAGCCACACAAGCAACAAGCATTAATACATTTAACGCTAACCTGGGTGCATACCAAACTTTTGCCAATAGCAATGCAGCCACGCAATCTACCAGCATTAATACGTTTAATGCTAATCTAGGTGCATATCAAACTTTTGCCAATTCTAATGCTGCTACACAGTCTACTGCTATTGCAACATTACAAACACAAGTTTATGCCAATGCCAATGTAAACACATACCTTTCATCTAGTATCATTGGATCATTATCAACCAGTGGTAACTTGAC